TTTTTTTAATTCTGCCCAAGCAAACGACCAAGATAAATAGGTAAATTTACCTTTCTTTTCTGTTTTTCCGTTTACGTTAATTTCACTTAATTGTTTAAAAATATCCATTTTGATTTTGATTTTAATTATTATTATTGTATGTAGTAAGAATCATCTATTGAATTGCTTTCGTATCTCTGATTATAAAAATATTCCATTTCTTCAGCAACTTGAAGATCAAAAGCAATACGCATTTTTTTATACAATTCTGCATCCTGTTCTTTAGTTAGTTCTACTTCGTTATCTCCTATGCTAATGCTGTAATTAAATGCTAAATTAGAATCATAATGTACATTTACACAGTTTCTGTTTTTTTCGTAAAAGTAAAGAGTAACAACTCTCAAAGATTCTTGCTCGTAGCTGTAATCTAATGTACTACTGTTTATTAATTGGTCTAATTCTTCGTTTGTGATTTTCATAATATCGTTTTTAATTATACACCAAAGATACGACACAAAGAATGTACAAACCTAATTTATTTGCAATTATTTTCAAAAAACTTTTACGCAAGAATATAACCCCTTGAAAAACAAAGAGTTAAATCTGTAAATATTTATAAATTATTTGATGTATTTGTCTACTATCTTCCTAGCGAAAGACCTAAAACCTAAAACGTCTATAACAATTGCACCTAAAACATACTTATACCAATTAGGTAATTTGTCTAAGTTCTCGTATGAAATTCTTATATCATCAGAAATGTTAATATATTCAGAACTATTGTAAGCAATTATAAAAGGTGTAACTGTTGCGATAACTACAGGAACTAGGAAAAGGTATGTTATAACCTCATCTTTTAAAGTGTGTTTCTTATCCTGCGCAGTAATTAAATCAATTTGATTGTCTGAATCTGTATTAGAAAGGATTCTATCAACTTGTGCTTTTGTCTGTGCTTCTATTATAGAATGTTCTTGTTGTGCCTTTAAACGCTTTAATTCGGCTCTATTATTTAATGCATCTTTACCAATTCCTAAAAGATTACCTATTATTTTAAAGATATTCATATTATTTTGTATATTAAGAAGGCTATAAAAACCACTCTGTTAATTAACATTAATAGATTAGGGTATTTAATACTGTCTAATCTTATTGTAGCGCCAAACCACATCATTACAAAATGGAAGATGTCTTTTAATACGCCCATCTAGCCTTTTTATCTCTTGTATCTACGTGTGTAAACGTGCTGTAAGATCCTAAACCACCAATATAAAAACTTCCTAGCATTTCATTAGTCAACATGTTTTCAATAATGCTTACAACTTCATCAGGTGTAAATGTATCTATAGTAATATCAGCCGCTTTACCCAAAATGTGTTGGCTTGTTTTAACGCCTCCTATTGCCTTGTTGTGCGCCTTACTTCTGTATGCACTATTAATTCTAATTGGCTTTCCTACATAATCCCTAATAGCTTGTAATTGCACAGCTAATTGCTTTACGTTCTCTAAAACATCGCTAGGCATATCTTCGCCACTTTTACAATCAAATTCTGACTTACTAAAGTTATTTGTTAGCTTCATATTAATCTAAAATTCCTATTAATTTCCAAACCGCACCGCCTATTGCTGTAAGTATAATTACACTAATTGCAACCTTACCTGCAGTTACTTTATTTTTTACCTCTAAATCTAAAACCCTACTTTTTACATCGGATAATCCTTCAACTAAACCTTTTTGATGTGTATCTGAATCGCTATTTAAAATAGTTGTAATTCTTTGGTTGAATAGATTTTGATGGTTTATCGCATCTGTCATTTCTTTAGATAACCTTTTTTGTTCGTCTAGTATTTCCTGCAGTAGTGTTTTATTTGTAGGGATCATAATTTAAATGTTGTGAATAATTAGCAATTGAAAAACAGGGATTGAACTATACCACCAATCCAAAAATTCCATATTACCTTTGCCTAAAACTTTATCATAAACCACCTCTTTAAGTGCGTAAATAATAATAGCAATTAAACCACCGATATTACCAAATAATAAAACCATAGGGAAACCACTTAGCACACCTACAATTAGATGCGCTTTATGGTCTGTTCTTATACTGTTTATAAAATCAGCTAATCTTTTCATTAAAATTTGTGAGATAAGTAAGATAAACCTGCGAATCCGTGAGAACCCTCAGACGTTAAATCTACGTTGTAAGACTTCCAACCATAAGGATGGTCTGTTAATCCTATCCAAAGAACATCTAAATGCCACCCCTCAGATAGTACCGCTTCTGTTATTACTACACCATCTTCGTCAATTACTGCAGGCTCTAAGACAATGTGTCCTAGAGTTACAATAGTATGGTTATTTGGCTCCTCATTTAAAGCATCAATTTTAGTTTGTGCTTGTTCTTTACTTGTAAATTCGTATTTAGCTATTTTCATAATTATTTATTTATATTGTTGTTAAATTGGTTAATTCTAAATCCGATAAAGCGGTTGTGTAAACTCTTGCATCTTTAATACTTGCAACCGGAACATAAGATGTAAGATTCTCTCCGAAACTAACTTGGTCTTTAGAAGATGAATTGAATGAAGCAACTACATCAGTTCCAATCAAAACACCATTAATATAAAAGGCAACATCATTTTTTTTATATCTAATAGCACATTTATACCTTTGACCTAAATTAATAACAGTTCCTACAATACCGAATTGTGCAGAACCACCATCATTACCTAATGCATTTAGAGTACCGCCACTAAATCTAATATCAATTTGCCCAACGTTTGTAACTCCGCTCGTCCTTACTTGATAAACTATTTGAGTAGCTGTATTACCTTTTGGAATAAAATCCACAAAAAGAACACCCTCTGATTGACCTATTAAATTAGTTATACCAGTTTTAAATGTTTTATCTTTTGTCCTTGTCTGTGTAGTACCTACGGTTTTTATCAAACTTGTAGCGTAAGAATTTTGTTCTAATTGTGCTCCCCAAGCTAAAACATCAGCAGTATCATCAACTGTTACTCCAAAAGCATTTCTTAATCCAAAATTCAAACCAGGAGAAGTGCTGGTAACAGTTGCAATTATATTAAATCTTTTCCATTCATTAGTAACGACACAAGACAAAGATGTTCCCGTCGTAGCTTCCCACATAATTAGATTTTGCGTTGAACCCGTATTTGATTTAAGATAAATACTTAAAGAAATTACACCACCAGAGTTAATTGGAACTGTATCAGATATAAAAGAATAATCAGAGCTAGTTGTTCCACCATTTAAATCAAGAACAATTCTATCAGCATTTAAAGCACCATCTGGTGCTAACCCTTGATTAACAGTTACGGATGGAGAAGAACCTGTTCCTATTGAAGTTTTATTCCACGAAGTATTACTAAAATCTTCCGAATAAATTATAAGGTTTGTTGCGGTAGGCTCTAATAAAAGAGATGGACAAGTACCATCAGAATAATCTAATCTTGGTACATTCGCTGCTACTTCTTCTATTAATCCGTTTTCATTTACTCGTGTTGCTACACTTGCACGTGTAGTTGTAAAATCTCCTGCTCCATTTGTTGGAAGCACAGAGTAAAGTTTACCCGCTTTAACCCCACTTGGTATCATTGCTATGCTTGGTATTGTTGCCATATTATTTATTTATTTTTATTATTAAAAGATTACACATTCTAAAGATTCTATTGTACCGCCATCGGCTTCTACTCTGTTATTATATTCCCAATTGTATTGGCTTAATCCTAAAGCAGATAAACAACTTTTAGCTTCTACCGTTCCACCATCTGCTTCTACTCTTATTTCAAAGAAATTAGCTAGCTTATCAGCGTTATTATATTGGTCGTATATGTTACCGAATCCTGTTGAAGAACTGAAACCCCACCAAGTTGTTTCATATATTTTACCGAACCCCATATTATTTATTTTTTGTTTTAGTTAGAAATGTTTTTAAAAGATTTACATTTACTTGCTTTGGTTTATACGTTCCTTTTTTTATAATAGCCATGTCGTGTTATTTGATGTTTTTAATGGATCAACATCGCTTCCTGTGTTCGATGTGTATTCAGGAAACTTTGTACTGTTATCACACATATAATCTATAAACCTCCTTGTGTAATGCTCTGCTCTTTCTTTTTCCTTTCCTACTAAATAATCCACTTCTTCTTTGTTAACAGTTTCTGCGTTCTCTGATGTATGTTTATAGATACCTCCTGACTTTATAGAATACGCAGCATAAGGTAAATATTCCATAGTTGCAAAATGTATCAACATAGGCTGAATATATCTATTAACCAATGTTAAGTAATCCCCTGCTAAAGTTCCCGCTATAATATCAGCTGAAATTTTATCATACAATTTAGAACCCAAATATGATTCTATGTGTATTTCTTGAGCAACTTTAATTTGATTAATAAAAAGATCTGTATCTGTGTTTCCGTCTATGATACTATTCTTTACTAAATCCGTTCTACTTATAAATAATACTTGCGCCATTTTGTCTTTTTATTTGTTTACGAATCCGTTTTTAGGCATGTCTGTTGGTCTTTTAGCAACATCTTTATCATTTACCACAGGCTTAAATCCTTCTTTCTTTGCTTTGTTTACACTAATTGTAGGTGCTAAAGGAGAACTAACGTCTATTTTTCCCTTTCCTTTTGCCATGTACGTCTTCCTCATCCAAAAATGGTGGCAATCTCCTCCGCCTTTATACTTCCAAATGTCGTAATTATCAGCACCTTTCAATCCCCAACCTGCATTAACAGACTTTTTACTCATCATTTCGATATCTTCTTTACGATAAACCTTATTAGCTGATACCATTTTCTTACAAAAATCTCTACTGTCATCGCTTGCCCTGTTTGGAGCGTAAGAATATCTTACAATAAACTTAGTACCATCTTCATTTTGACCATCTTGAGAACTTTTTGCGTTTGGTCTTGCTGTTCCTGTAGTTGCAAAGTTTAAAATCTTAGATAATAGGCTAGATTTCTTTTTATTTAAACCTTTTATTTGTTCGTCTAGTTCATCTTCATCATCGTAATCTACTGCTCTTTCGTCTATTAGTTCCCAATCTGACAAATCTTCATCTTCTCCGAACTCTTCAACAGATAACAAAGCCTTACTTAATTTCTGCCCTGTTTCTTCTTCTCTAGTTTCTTCTGATTGTACATTATCTAAATCTAAAAATTGTAATGGTTGTAATGTTTTGAAATATAAATTTAAACTAATATCATTAAAAGCCAAAATCCTATCAAATGCATCTATTAACATTTCTTGGAAAGGAACTATAACAGTATTATGCATTAATATAGATGCAGTTTTTAATTCGTCAGCGTTATTACCGAAACCGTTAGAATCATTTACACCTAATAATCTAGGTGATACAATTCTATGAGAAACCATTATTTTCTTCTGAGATTCAGAACTTAAAAATTCATATTGGTTAGCAGCATCCGATAATTGCACAGGTGTAATATCAGCAGAAGATTCTTTATTGTCATTAAAAGCCAATATTACAGAACCTGCGTTTGAACTTCCGCTAAACTTTCTGTTTATACTAGACTCTATTTCTCTCTGTGCTTCTTCTGACGGTGTACCATTGTTAAAATTAATTAACATACTAG